GGGGAGAACAACCAGGTGAACAAGGGGTTGGTGGTTTGGCAGATATTCTTCAGCTTCAAAATTATCCAACTGTAATCTAATGGATCTACAAGCTCTTCCCGAAGAGGCGTTAAAAGAAATACTAAGCCTCACCGAAGCTAAGAAACGCTTGGATATCAGGGACGAGGCGCAAGAACACTTTATGCCGTTTGCACATCATGTGTACGACAACTTCATTGAAGGGCGGCATCATAGGATTATTGCGGAAAAGTTAGAGCAAGTGGCGCAAGGTAAGCTAAAAAGGCTTATTATTAACATGCCACCTCGTCATTCTAAGTCTGAATTTGCCTCATATCTCATGCCAGCATGGTTCTTGGGCCGTAATCCAAAGCTTAAAATCATTCAGGCCACGCATAATACGGAGCTTGCTGTACGTTTTGGTAGGAAAGTACGAGATTTAATAGACGATCCTCAATATAAGGAGGTTTTTCCAGACACGCACCTTAAAGAAGACAACAAAGGTGCGGGAAAATGGCAGACGAGTGTTGGTGGTGAGTACTTTGCGGCGGGTGTAGGAGCTGCGGTAACGGGTCGTGGTGCGGATTTGTTTGTTATTGATGACCCACACTCGGAGCAAGATGCTTTAAGTGAGACAGCATTCGATCATGCGTATGAATGGTACACTTCTGGTCCTCGACAGCGTCTTCAACCGGGTGGATCCATCATAATTGTTATGACGAGGTGGGGAAAAAAGGACTTAACAGGCCGATTATTAGCCGCGCAAGGGGCAGATGTCATGTCCGATCAGTGGGATGTGGTGGAATTTCCAGCGATATTACCCTCTGAGAAGGCATTATGGCCTGAATTCTGGGAAAAAGACGCATTATTGTCTATTAAAGCCTCTCTTCCGGTAGCTAAGTGGTCAGCGCAGTGGCAACAACAACCGACTGCTTCACAAGGTGCAATCGTTAAAAAAGAGTGGTGGCAGCCTTGGGAGAAGGAAAAAATACCCCCATTAACGTATGTTTTACAGGCATATGACACGGCATTTTCAAAAAAAGAAACTGCGGACTATTCAGCGATCACAACTTGGGGTATATTCAACCCAGAAGAAGGCGGACCAGACAACATAATTCTACTGGATGCCAAGCGAGGGCGTTGGAATTTTCCAGAACTAAAGGAAGTTGCGTTTGATGAGCATGAGTATTGGGAACCCGATATGGTATTGATAGAAGCGAAAGCTACGGGTACTCCTTTGATACAAGAGTTGCGGCTTCGAGGCATACCAGCCTTGGGATTTGCACCTGGAAGAGGCACGGATAAGATAACTCGTATGCACATGGTTGCACCAATGTTCGAAGCTGGTGTAGTATGGGCACCAACGGACAAGAAGTTTACAGACGAAGTGATAGAAGAGGTTGCGTCATTTCCTAATGGTGATCATGATGACTTTTGTGATAGTATGACGTTAGCTATAATGAGATTCCGGCAAGGGGGATTTGTTTCTCTTGCAGGAGAAGACATAGAAGAAGATTATTACCCTCAGAAAAGGGAGTACTACTAATGGCACTACCACCACAACCAATGGGATCAATTGTAGATTCAGGCCTTATGCAAGGTGGACCACAAGAAGAAATGTTGGGACAACAAGTTGAAGTAATGGCACCGGAAGAGTTTGAAGGTGGGGCAGAAGTTATTCCAGACGGAGAAGGTGGAGCTATTGTTCAAGCTATTGCGGAAGCAACCGGCATGGACATAAACGATATGATCGAGCATGACTCTAATCTAGCCGAGTATCTAGATGAAGAGGTCCTTAAAGAAATCTCTATGGATCTTAGAGCGTCGTTTGAAGATGACTTACAATCAAGAGATTCTTGGGAAGAGACATATACTAAAGGATTAGATCTATTGGGTGTTGGGAGCACTGATCGTTCTGTTCCGTTTGAAGGAGCCTCTGGAGTAACACATCCGTTGATCGCTGAGTCGGTTACTCAGTTCCAAGCGCAAGCGTATAAAGAATTATTGCCTTCCGGTGGTCCTGTGAAAACGAAAGTCATTGGTCTTTCGAACCCAGAGACTGAGGGTCAAGCTACTCGTGTCAAGAACTTTATGAATTATTTAATAATGGAGAAGATGGAAGAGTTTGATCCAGACATGGACCAGATGTTGTTTTACTTACCGCTATCTGGTTCCACGTTTAAGAAGGTTTACTATGACGAAGCCAAAGGTCGCCCTGTATCTAAGTTTGTTGCGGCACAAGATGTAGTGGTTCCCTACACTGCTACTGATTTGGTTACTGCACCACGGATAGCCCATGTTTTAAAGATGACAGACAATGAAGTTAGAAAACTTCAAGTTGGTGGCATGTATCGAGACATTGAGCTAGGAGAACCAGGTGATACCGAGGAAGATACCGTTGAGCAAAAGGTAGATGAGCTTCAAGGGATTTCGAGGACATATAAAGACGAGATACGGAACATTTTAGAGATTCACTCTGTTATGGAGATAGAGGGTTTTGAAGACAAGGACGAGCAAGGAGAGCTCACAGGGATAAAACTTCCATACATCGTAACGATAGATAGAAGTAAGGGTGATGTGTTAGCTATCCGCAAGAACTATGCGGAGAACGATCCTTTAAAACAAACAATTCAATATTTTGTACATTATAAGTTCATGCCTGGGTTAGGCTTCTACGGTTTTGGTTTAACTCACATGATTGGGGGTCTTGGACGTGCTGCGACTAGCATCCTACGTCAGCTTATTGACGCTGGGACGTTGGCTAATTTACCAGCGGGATTCAAGGCTAGAGGTGTAAGGGTCCGTAATTCGGATGAACCGTTACAACCGGGCGAATGGCGGGATATAGATGTACCAGGTGGTGACATAAGGAGTGCGATTACACCGCTTCCGTATAAAGAACCATCTGCGACGTTGGCTCAATTGCTGGCGGCTTTGATCGAAGGTGGACGGAGATTTATTTCTGTTGCTGATGAACAAGTCAACAACATGAGTGGCGAAACACCAGTGGGCACAACAGTTGCTATGTTGGAACGTGGCATGAAGGTAATGTCCGCGATACACAAGAGACTACACTACGGACAAAAGAATGAGTTCAGGATATTAGCTCGAATTGTTGCAGAGAATCTACCTCCATCCTATCCATACCAAGTTGCTGGAGCGAGTCCTGAAATAAAACAACAGGACTTTGATGGACGGATAGATATAATTCCTGTATCAGATCCCAACATTTTCTCTATGGCACAACGGGTAGCATTAGCTCAAAGTCAGCTACAACTAGCGCAATCTAACCCAGAGATGCATAATATGTACGCATCATATCAGCGGATGTATCAAGCCTTAGAAGTACAAAACATTGAAGAGATATTACCACCGATACCAGAGCCTCAACCAATGGATCCAGCGATAGAGAACGCGAGGGCCTTGTCGGGGCAGTTGCTTCAGGCTTTCCCAGATCAGAACCATGATGCACATATTATGGCGCACATGATATTTATGAAAACGCCGCTTGTGCAAACTTCTCCACAGATAATGGGAACATTCTACGCGCACCTCCAAGAGCATTTAAACTTTAAAGCTACGAACCAGGCTATACAGGAGGCGCAAGAAATTATGCAACAAGTGCAACTATTGGCTCAATCGGGAGGCATTAGTCCTGAACAGGCACAACAAGAAATAGCGGACATACAGGCTGGTCTTAACGACCCATCGGCTTTAGCTAATTACGTTGCAGAGATCTCAGCTAAACTAATGGGAGAGATCATATCAGAGTTAATACCACCACCCAACGATCCAATGGCTGACCCTTTGGTTCAGATTAGAATGCAAGAGTTGCAAATAAAACGTGATGATGTTGAGAAAGACAATGAAGTAGACAAAGCTCGATTACTCATGGAAGCGGCTAAGATGGAGCAACGTTCTGCTACAGATGCGGCTCGTCTTGAGGTTCAAGAAGAGATTGCAGAGGATCGAACTGAAGTAAACAGAGAACGTATTCAAGTTCAGCGAGATGCAATGGAAGCGAAGAACAGGAGGTAACATGCGGGGGGCTTGGATATACTGGAGAACTTTGCCTATCTTAGTGGGTGTTTTAGTTCTGTGTATCCTTTTATCCGGGTGTAGTAATTTAAGTTGCAAGGCTCTCTCTTTAGAGAACCTTTGTTCATGGGGGGACAAATGATAGTTAAGAAAAAAACATTACTTCTTTTGCTCATCGTAGCTTTTTGTGTAGTTTTTTATTTACTCTTTGCGACTATAACACAGGCCGCAGATAGCAATACTGTTTCTAGTACTGTGGTTACAGATAAGTCTGTCCCTACAGCAAGCGCACCCTCTGTTGTAGTAAACAATAGTGATGTGTGTAAGAGTGCGGCGGCAGCAAGTGTACAGACCCAGGTTCTAGGTATAGCCACAGGTATTACTATTACCGATGAGAACTGTGAGCGATTAAAACTTAGTCGTGGTCTTTACGTTATGGGAATGAAAGTGGCAGCGGTCTCTACACTTTGCGGTGATTACCGTATTTTTGATGCTATGTGGATGGCGGGAACTCCCTGCCCATACATGGGTAAGATAGGGGACGATGCTAAAACTGCGTGGTTGGACGAAGGGATGGGAATGATACCAGAAGACTCTGCGATAAAAGATCACATTATATTTACTAAGTTAACGGTAGAGAAGAAGGTAGAGAAGAAGGTAGAGAAGAAGAAAGTTAAACCTAACAAAAGGCCGATTGATGCAGAAAAAGTTAAGTTATGGGCTACTCCTCTTGGGATTCTTAGCCTGCTCCTCCTTCTCTAAAGCAGATGAAGTTTGCCCATCGGGGACTGTAGGTCTGTGTGATCCCGACGTATTTACAACAATTGTAGAGACCGTAGAAGAAACCTCTCATAATGATGGACAAGGAACATTAACAACAACAGTGACTACTACAACTACAACCACAGATACGGTAGTCAATACTGACTCAGGAGATGTTCTTGATGGTGACAATGATTTTGTCACAACGAAGTTTGAGGGCGATATGGACAAAGACTGGGGAGGCCAAGGCCCTGCTTCTATTTCTTCAGGATCTACTTGTGGACAACTAGGTACAGACAAATGTGCTCAGATAACAGGGTCTGGCAACAGCACATCTACGATGGGTGTCAGTGGTATGGGTACT